TCATAGTTCACACCTCCAGTTTGGAATCACTTCACACTTAAAATTACCACTAACTGTAATTGAATTTGAACCTTCAACTAAATATAAAGATTCAAAATCCCCACTGACCTGAACATTTTGCAAATCACCATTTTCTCTATATGCTACACAACGCTCGGTATCAATATAAATTGTTCCTGATGTATTAACTGTTATCTTATTACCATTTACAGACAGAACACATTGACCTTCGCCACTAATAATATAAGTAGGATGAGATAGTGCATAAGGATTTGTCTGCACCATTTCACAACTATATCTATCTTGGCCAATAAATAAATATCCGTATGGATCACAGGTAAACGTGGCCACAAAAGCATTAATTTCTTTTGTGCTTTCTCTTGAGATATCACCAAATTCAACTTTTTTAATTTTATAAAAAATTTCTGAATCATCCATCATCATAAGAGTCTTAGATTTACGAATCATTCTTTTATAATCTCTAAAAGTTTTATTCAAGTATTCTCTTTTTTCTTGGAAATTAAAATTGATATTAAATGTAATATCATCATAAGTGCCTAAATCTTCGAAAAACTTACCATCTCTTCCAGGAATATCATATTCTTTGTAGTTGCGCTTAGGAGTTACTATATCAGGTCGTCTGACCGGATATAGTTTTTCCCGAACGCAAGATACATTATCTAAATAAATATCAAATGAACTCATTCTATGCCTCACCTCTCATATAAGCATTAGATACACTTCTAGATCCAATAACTCTTTCCATAGATGAAGCAATATTACGACCATCCAATGTTGTAGTGTTATACACAACAAACGTTGGATCGTACCGATAATTCGTGTTATCAGTAAACGAAGGATCCATTCCAATATCCATGATATCTTGTAAATCTTTGATTTGGCTTTCTACTCGGCTCTTATTTCTATCAATTCCTGTAGCTAATAAATCCATAAAATCAGGCATCCACTCATCTGCATCGGCAAGTGGTCCTTCATCTGGAACAGAGAAATGCAGATTTTTCTTAATAAAGTTTGTGACTCCACTAATCTTTCCTTTTACCCATCCAGTGAATCCTTTCCAGATACCACTCGCAAAGTTTGACATCATGTCCATTCCCCATTGTAGAAATTGACCAGGTAATGATTTTATCTCATTCGCAATATTTCTAACCAAATTAATTGCTGCATTCTTGCCTTTTGAAGCAAAATCTTTTGCCCAATTGACAATCGCAGACAACATATTGCTGATCCAATTTTGGAAGCTATTTAAACCATTCGAAAAGTTCTCTCCAAGATTTTGGAAGAAATCATTGATTTTCTGTTTTACATTATTAAAACCATCCGTCCATGACTTTTTAAATCCTTCCCATAACTCAGATACTTTATTGCAAACGGACTCCCATGTTTCTGTCAAGAAGTTAAGGACCTCATCCCAGTTCTGAATGACATATATAATTGCCATGATAGCTGCAATGATCGCTACAATTATCGCAATCACCGGAGCTGCAGCGGTAACCAAAGCTCCAACTCCACCTGCCGACCATCCACATGCTGTGCCAACCGCCAGTATCAAAGGAGCAATCGTAGTCAAAACCGCAATAATCCCAATAAGGACCGCAATCATTTGTTGAGCTGGTTCAGGAAGTTCACTAAATATTTGAATAATTGTAGTTAATGCTTTCGTGAATTCAGTAAATACTGGCATTACCGCTTTAGAAAAATCGGCCATTGCCTCATTGTAATCATCTTGAGCCTTGTTTGATTCAACTAACGCCTTGTTATTTTCATTCCATGCATCTGCTGATTTCATTAAACCTTGATTGGCCATTTCATCCAACACTAACTGTGCACGTTCTGAATTGTCTGAACATTGTTCTAATTTTTCATTGAATTCATCTTCGGATGTTCCAGCCCAATTCAACATATCCGCAAAATTACCTGTAACTGTACCTGTCTTGATTGTCTCGTTGATTGACTCAGCCAAACCATCAATTGGAATCGAATCTCCATACCGGGCCCAGGCGCCAATTGCACCTTTTGTGATTTGCGTTAACTGACTTTGTTCCAAACCAATTGCCTGCAAGTTTGCAGTAGTTGTAGCAGCAGATTGCGTATCCCCTAACACTCCAATAAGCTGCTTATACGTTTGTTTCGTCTCATCCGTTGTGTAATTTAAATGAGAAGAAGAAACTTCTAAAGAACCCATGATTTTTAAATACTCTTTAGATTCTTCTACTGCTCCTTTGATATTTTCAACCATTCCAGATGCAAAATCAGATACTTGCTGAGCAGCCTCTTGCATGTTAAAGCTATCTTTAAGTTGTTGAACATCTGTCTTAGTCTTTTTTAACTTTTCACCAGTTTGTTCTGAACTATCTCCTACTTTTTCGACTTGAGTCGATGCATCACTAGCACTTTTTGCCAAATCATCCAATTTAGAATCATTGTCTGAAATTTCAGACGATAATTTATTGGCATAAGCAGTTGTCTCATTAAATGCAGTCTTCAATTTAGAAATCGTTGATTCCGTATTCGCGTAAGCCTTTTCCGCTTTCTGAACCTGGCTTGAATTCTCACCATATTCATTCGTCAATTGTTGGATTTCTTTGGCTTGTGCCTCAAGATAATCCGTTTGTTTTTTTATCTGATCCGATAAGAGTTTCATTTTATCTGACTGCTCATCATATTGTTTCTTCAAAACTTTATTCTTTGCAGTCAATGACTCCATACTATCCGCTTGAGCATCAAATTCACTTGATACAGCTTTTAATTCAGACCCATACTCTTTTAAGTTCTGATTGATTTTAGAAATGGATTGATTAAATTCGGATTCACCTTTAATCGAAATCTTTGGTCCAATATCATATCCAGCCATATCATCACCTCAAATCCACATTAATATATTCTGGCTCTATATATTCGTCGGCATATCCATCTAGAATGACCGAAGCATCCGTTAGATCCGCTAAATAGCCTAACGGCATCACTAGAAACTCGTTGGATGGAATACCAATCTTATAGGCTTTTACCATTAAGTATTTGCTTGAATCACCTTGAAGCTTTTTTTCTTCTTTTTTTTTGAAGATTTTAAAGGCTTAGCCTGGATTTTTCTTTCTTTTGATTTGGAAATACATTTCTTGATTTTTGCAACAATTGCCTTCAATTCTTCTGGATCAGAAGGAATCAAGTACCCAATTGTATCTTTTGGAATTGGCTCCAATAATCCATCTTCGCCAATTGGTGCTCTATCATACTTTTGTCGCATGATATTCATAAATGCACATCCTGAATCAATCATTAGATAAAGCATGCTAATCATCATGTTTGCAGCTTCCGCTACATCCTGACCTTCTTCAATCTTTTTAGCAGCTTGCGCAAAGTTTCCCATTTGAGAAACACAAGCTAAAGAAAAAGACATTGGATATCTATATTCTCCAATGTCTATAAATTGAATATTCATTTCCATAAGTCACCTTATGCAACGATATTTGCCTTTTGTTTCAAGTACGCAACGGCTTTTGCTTCATCAGGCAAATCTGCGTAGCATTGCCATGCATGATCACCTGCTGCATCACGCATTACGGATCCTGTGATTTCAGGCAACTGCCAATCGACTGTATCTTCTTTAGTCTTCGCAGAACCACCTGGAATATTAAATTTAACACGATTAAACCAAATTGCACGATAGAATTCTTCATTGTTATTTTGATGCAGTTCAATAAGCCCACATCCAACTTCAATTGACTTCGTATTATCATCAAATACATATTCAGTCACAGATTCCCCACCAACTGTAATTTTATTTTCTTTAATACTCAATAAAAGTTTAGATGTAGCAGGCATCAATTCACCAGTGGTAATGGTCAAAGTTCCTTCTTTGAACTCTCCACCTTCCGATTCTGCAATTTCATTGTCTAAATATAAATTATTATTGTCAGTAGTCGTAATATCAAGACTATACTCACTCATCTTTTCAGGGATGTTACCTTCTGAATAAGTAGTAGTACCGTCTGAATGACTATATTTCGCAATAATTAATTTTGATAAACCTTTTTTTGCCATTATTTGTTCATCTCCTTTTTGAATAATTCATTCATTTTACTGTCCATTGTTTCAACACTCTTTTTTCTATTTTTCCGGACTGCACGACCTACAAAATCATTTTTAGGACGAAAAGACGTTCCTCTCAAGATTGATCTAGCAATCAATGGTATTGGAACACCTCTTGAATACTTCTTCGTTTTATGGCTTGAATATCCGGCGAAACCAACTTTGACGTTGATATCGTCGCCCTTACTTTCCATATCTGAAATACCAAGACCTTTCTCAAGAGCTTTTTTCTCATAGTCCATAGGCCCTTGGCTTGCATGATTGGATGTATTCAACGATTGTATCTCACTGCGAATCCCATCTACAACCACTCCGGCACCTTCATATAGTGACATCTTCATGATTGGAACTACGTCATCTTTTTCAAGCTTCTGCAGTTTATCAAGATATTCATCAAAATCATTAAATTCAATTTTGGCCATCAATACTCCCAATCGAATGAATAATGAATGTAACTCGAATTTGTTTCATATTCAATATTAATTATATTGAATGGAACTCCGTTGGCGTTAAACAAATCAATAACGTCATCCACTAAATCATCGAACTCGACTTTTGTATAAATATCCAACGAACCTTTTAACATGATTTCATCATGCTGATTGTCCAAAAATAAAGAATCAGATTCTCCTTCTTCTTGCCAAACTATATATCTATCGCCTTTATCTCCTGTTGCATCATAATGGTAAATTTCATTAGTGCTTGTATACCGCAGTAATTCTGCAAACTCTTTAAGCTTCGAATTCAAACTTTTCATTTAAATGCATCAATGTAAGCTTAGTAATTTGTATACCATTATCATCAAATGTATGTTGAATCTGTGAAATCTGATACTGTGTACCATCTTCCAAAACAACAACATCGTTATATGTAATTGAACGATCTCTGTAAATAGATACAGATTCATCCAGTCTATCCTGTGCTTTTTTAGCTTCATAAAACTTTGTAACACCAATTACTTCATAAGAAAAATAATAAGAAGATTTAAAGCGCAATTTAGATACAGGCATAAAACCTTTATCCTGCACTAGTACACGCTCATAAATCTTCAGAATTCCATCATCAAATGTCATTATCTTCCTTTTTGTGACCACAGGATATTGTTCAATTCATATCTAAGAGATCTAGGCATAGCTAGTGGGCTATCTTTATTAGCTCTTTTTCTGAATAAGAATGCTGCGTAGTCAATCTTAGCCATATAGTAATCAAAGGAATCATCATCGACGATTCCTTCTCTTGCCATAAGTGAAACAGCTTGTTTCAACAACACTTTTAAATATTCATCGTTGGCATTTGTTGGAGGCATTTGGAGATTCTGCTTTAGGACAGTTAGTTCAGTATCTTCTCCAAAATCCATTGTTTATTACCCTTTTGTGACTTTTACAGTATATACAAGCTTTGACATACCATTCTTAACAGTAACAACTAAGTTCTTAGAACCTTCTAATGTTAATTCCTGGCCATTATTGTATTTCTTTCCACCGTACATAATAGTCACTGATGCTCCATCCTGAGCTGGAACTGCATTTACAACGGCATTTGCTGCAGTTGCGCTTACTTCATATTCGTAAGTGTTAGAGTTAAAGGCTAATGTTTCTGAACCAAGAGTCAATGATGTTAAAGTTGCATCATTCGCATCATCTGCACGGAATGTTGCTGATGTTACTGGTGCTTTACCATCGATTGTCATTACACCGAATCCTTCATCAATTACAGGCTTTCCATCATAGCGAGCTATTCCGCGGAACACTGTCTGATTATCGAAGAATCTAACATCTCCTGATTGATCAATCTTAGCGCCAGCACGTTCACCTAAAGTGTATAAATCAAAGTGTCCGAAGATAATATTGTTGTCTGCAATAAAGTTAAGCTCGACAATTTCACCACCAACGATAGGCATTGTATTCTGCATTCCGGCAACAATTGCACCATTCATATCTGCATCCAATGATTCTGCCATCAATAATTTATGCGTCTTTTCATTCATTACCCATGTTAATCCTGCAGATGAGTAATCATTAATTACACAAGTAGATTTTTTAATGATATCTTTAAACAATTCTTTTCCGGTAAGGTTAGCACTTCCCTTTAAAATATTTGTTGTGTGTAAATCTTTCCATTCTCTAGCTGTTGAAGAATAATTATTTGGACGTTCCTCTTGCGCTAATCGAGTAACAATACCTAATGGCATCTTAACTCCATAACCGAATAAAACTGCTTTATCCAACGCTTTACCCATTGCTTTACCAATCGCATTAATGATTTCTGTAGCTAAATCTTCATCGCTGTCTTCCAATACTGCATTGCATACAACAAAGAATCCTGCTACTGCGTATCCATCCATCTCAATGTTGTTGAATTTCAAATCCAATTCATTCAATGATCCACACATTTCAGTCCAAATACCTTCTGGAATGTCACCCATAATATTTTGACGAGATGTGCCACTTACACTGCGTAAATTAACTTTTGAAATCAATTTAGAATTTTCTTCGACGATTTGACGAATCAATGGCAACATGATTTGTGGAATCGTTAATCCAACATTTTCAATTGCACGATGCTCTTTAATACATGTTCTTACGTTGGATAAGAATTTTTCTACATTCTCATCTTTGAAGAAACGATCACGTTCTTCGATTGGCATATTGAAGAATTTTTTTCTTACAGTCATTTTCTGTTGTCCTCCTCTATTTTCTTCTTGCTTAGGGTCATCTGTTGGCTGCTGAGACTCTGCTTCTTCAATCTCTTTTTCGATTTCGGCAATTGTCTCTTCCAACTCTTTCTTTTCATCTTCGTACTCTTGTTTTTCTTCTTCTAATTTTGCTACTTCTTCTTCAACAGCTTTTTGTTCTTCTTCTGTTGAATCATCACGCAATTCAGAAATAGCAACTTCTAGTTCTTTTGTACGTTTTTCAAAGTCAGATTCTTTTTTTCTTAATTTCTCAAGATTCTTTTTCTGCGTATCTAATTTTTTACGCAACATTAAAACTTTTAACATGCTTGTTCTCCCTTCAATCTCTTCAGCATTTCTTTTTTTCTTTGTTCTAATTTTCTAGAACGAATTGTGTTAAATTCCTTTTTTCGCGCAGATACCTGTGTGTCTTCGTATGCAGGAAAAGTAACTACAGATACTTCATACAGATTCACGGATTTAATCGTCCAATGAACTTCGTTTCCATTTTCTGAATATTCTTCTGAAGTAATCTCAAAGCCAAAACTACATTGATCCACATCGCCACGTTGCACACGAGCATATAGATTCATCGCATCCTGGTCTGATTCATTGATTTCAACTTCGCCCCATAGACCTTTGTCATCAACTCTTAAAGTTAATGTTCCTGATTTGGTGCGTCCTAAAACCAAACGTGTATCATGGTCAATCAAACAACGGATATCACTATCCAGTGTTCCATCAAAAGCATGTGGATCTACACTTTCAGTAACTCCATCCCATAGCTGATAATTGGAATTGAATACCGCAAAGTATCCACTGATATACTTTTTCCCATCTGCATCTCTAGTTTTGAATTTAGATAAAGAACTTCTCATCTGATATTTTTTATCCATTATTCTCACCACCTTTTTCCAATTTTTTCTGGTCTCCTATCATTCCTTGTGGAATATAGTTTTCAAGTATGATCAATTCATCTAATCCATCCATCGGAGAATATCCTAGTGAATCTCTGACTTCATTACCTGTCACGATTCCTCGTGTATACAAATCGCATCCCACCGTCGAGAGTGTCTGTATGTCATAGGCATAAAGCGACCTATAATTGAACCTAAAATACCATTCAGGCTTGATAAGCAAACTTCGAGTAAGTGCCTGTTGGATGCACTCACAAATTCCTTTAATTCTTGTATTGATCCAGTTGTTCCATTCCTCTTTGTTAAATTCTCCGGCACCTAGTACGAATGCTGGAACATCTAAAATGGAAGCTACTGTCTTTTTGTCCATTTCTACCGAATCTTTGATGGCCAAATCATTCAGTGATAACGGCTTTACTGTAACCACATCAAAACCATCTGCAGGAATTAGCCAAGGTTCTCCTGCCTGATTCGATTTAATATATTTATCCAACAGCTTTTGTCTTCCATCTGAGTTAGAGAACTCATCAACCATTCCATCCACCTTAACAATCAATGATGGTTGCCATTTCGATTCCATAAAACCTTTCTTAGTGACGTTCGCTTGATCCAAAGTTTCGGCCACACTTCGCAAAGATTTACGGTATCCCACACCTTTCCACGGATAGTTTGGATCCGGATTAATTACGATATGAATTAAATCTTCCGGAAAATATTCCTTTCCGTTATAAAGAATGGAATATCCAAAATCGCCATTTGGAACAAACGAAACACTTCCAGGATTCAATGGATAAATACCTTCAATCAATCCGGATACGGTTCTTGGATACAGAACACAGTTCCCATCACCTTCCAATAACAACGAACGAACAATGGAAGACATCCATGTCATTCTTGTCATGTATTTGTTTGGATGAATATCCACTAAATTTGATAGTGCATTACTAATTCTTTGATCGCCATTCTTAGAATTCTCCATTAAATGGATTGTCATACTTCCAATTAGATTGGCAATCTTATTAACTGCGCTAATAATTTCAGGATTCTGTGATAATGGTGTATAACCTGCTGACAATAAAGATTCCCAATTTACTGGCATTACCGCAGCATAATTCGACCTTTTTTGTGGATCCGGTCTAATATTTTTCTTTTTGTTTCTCCTTGACAAAATAAGCCTCCTAATCTAAGAACATCGAAGCAGACGAATTCTTTTCTTCTGCAATCAATAATTGTTTACAAGCGATAACTGAACAATCAAATAAATCAATACGTTGGTTTGGCATTACTTTTTGGAAGCGAACAAAATCATCGCTATCTTCTGTAGCTTTGACATTTCCAACGCAATACTCATACGCAAGATTGTGCACATAATAAAATTCTTGAAGGTTGAACTTCTTTTCGATTTCTCTAAAAGCTTCCGTTTTTTCAACGTACAACTGTTTCTGATCACGAATTTTAAAACCGGCTTTTTTCATTTTTAAAATGAATTCACGTGAATACCTTCTGTCGTATCCAATCCATCGAATTCTAAAACCTCTGTCTCGAACTTTTATGAACCATTGAATTACATCTTCATATTCAATAACGTTCGAGTTACAACATGTTAGCCATCCTTCTTCTTCCCACCAGAATACCGGAATATTATCTTCATCCGATTTCTGATATGCCGTACTTCGTGGAATAAACGCATGACTGATGCAAATATCCACTCCTTTATATCGGCCATAAATACAAACTCCGGTTAAATCGTGCAGTTTGGATAAATCTGCACCGCCATACCATTTGATAGGAAGTTTAGCCAACTCATCAATCGTCCAATTATACTTGGCATCGGATGTCTTCACGACATTCATATCAAAATATGTATCAATTTGATTTGTAAAAACATTCAATGATTTTGCGAAGAAATCTTTTCTTTGTTGAGGGTCGTTCTGCGCCTGGATTGCATCGTTCATTAAGTCTTCGGCACGAACAGATTGACCAATACCAGGATTGGCCATCGCCTGAACATCTGGATTCATGTAATCCAAAAACTTTGCGCCTTCCTCATTTTCCGTTAGATCGGCTTCGCAAATAAAAACGAAGTATTGCTCATCGTCTACTTCGCCATCTAAAATTTTTTTACAATATCGAACTCTTTGCGCCAAAAAACTGTTTGGATCATCTCCAGCAGTTGAAATACCAATAATCAATTTATTTGCGTAAGCTTTCATAGCTTCTTTAAACAAATTGTATTGTTTCGGCTTTTTAAATGCATGGACCTCATCCGCAATCGCAAAGTTACAGTTAAATGAATCTTGTGCATCTGGATTTGTGGCCAACGCATTTAATTCGAACATTCCATCAGACATTTCAGCTTTTATAGAATGTTCGTTGTTGTTGTCGATAATATGAAACAAACCGCCATCCTCATCGGATTCTCCCATGTTTCTTACGTTGTATTTCAGAAAATTGAATGTTTCCAATGTTTGTTTTAGTGCTGCGGCCACAACATAAATCTTGGATCCGGACTTTCGATAAAGTAATCCAACCGCATACGCTAATGCTGCGGAAAATGATGTTTTAACATTTTTTCTAGGAATAAATATCAAAGCCTCATGATATTTCTTTATCTTTGTTCCTTTTCGATAAATTCCAAACAGGTTGTAAATGATAAATTTATGAAAAGGCATCAAAATAAAAGGAGTACCTCGTAAAGGTTCTCCGTCTTGTGTTTCGCCTTGCATGTGGCAAATTGTTTTTTGAATAATCGAAATAATAAAGTCTGCATCCTTTGGATTGAATTCATATCTTTCATCTTCCAAATCTCTATAAAATCTATCAATTGCTTTTATACGATAAATATTGGCTTTGATTTTTCCACTCTTACAATCTTCACAATATTTCTGTACTTCTGAAAAATACTTTCCATTATACACTACTTAACACCTGCGCCAATCTACTTTGTTTTGCGGATTCAAGTCCGTTTGATTTAATCGCTTTTAATCCTTTTGGAGTTAATCCTAAAGTTGTTTCGATTGTAAGAAGATTCTTTTGAAGAGCTTCGATGGCCAAATATTCTGCAGTCTTACGAATATTCTCATTTCCGGATTTATTTTTAAAAGTCTCTGTCACTTTGCACCCCTCTTCGAACCACTTTTGATACAACAAATCGTACTGAAATCGCATCTCTGCATACCTGCGAATCGTTACATCGAACTCTTTCTTGTAAGTTCCAATTTCTTGCATATATAAAACTGTTTCTTTAAAAATTCGATTCGTTTTTCTGCTGACAGTTGCTCTGTTCATTTTGGCCATCACCCCCTTTTTTCAAAAATTGCTCAGAGTTGGAAAGATGGATACTCCCCCAGGGAACCAATTTTCATGTCAAAAAAATTTAGGTGGGGGGATCTCTTTCAGAGCAATCTTTTTGAGGCTATCTCATCCAAATCCACACCCAACTCTTTGGCCACATCACGTTTATCATATGCTCCAATCAAATAAAGCAAATAGATTCGTATCAGCCTACATAGTTCATCATTAGATTGCATAATCTTTTTTCTTCTTTCTCCAATCAACTCCTGGAATCGTATGTCTTTTCAATTCTTCGCCAAGCTCAGTCAATGCGCCAGTGCTTCTGTTCTCCAACTTGTTGTGCTCGCCTACGCTCACACTAATTAGGTTCCAATCGCAGAACCGATATTCCGGATATTCATCTGCCGGATAGATATGATGCACAACTTCTGCTTCTACTCTTCTGCCATATCGCTTTGAGATCTGACAAAGATATCCATCTTTTCTAAGAATTGATTCTCTTTTCTTTTTCCATCTCTTAGTCTTATAATCCATGCTTTTTACCTCGTGAAGACAGTCTAGCAAGGAAACTGCCTACACCAAATAAAAAAAGCACATGTGCGTGCTTTCATGTGTAAAATATTCAACGCTTGGCTTTGTCGAATTTTTTACGCTACTAATATACCACATTAAAATGGTGGCCAATGGCTACTCTTTTAATTTTTTGGTTCAGGAATGATTACAATTTTAATATTTTTATCTACATTCATGTATATTTCAACATTCTCATTGTTTTCGCTTTTAGCTACTGCTTCATCAAATGATAGCTTTTCAAGTCCTGGATAAGCATAAATAGAAAATTCATAATCCTTGCTATTTTGGTCTTCCCATCCCATACATCCGTATGCTAATAGTTTCTCATTTCTTAAACTATATACATATACAAATAGAACCTCATTTCTATCAAATAAAATCGTTTTCACTGATTGAGGTCTGTACATTCCTTTGTTTGAATCATGCATTCGTAAAGGCTTTGTTAAAATCGGAATCACGTACAAGCCAACAAAGGCACATGCAATCGCTAAGATTGCTTTTAATAATTGCTCCATCATAATATGCTTTTTATCATCGCATGAACATGTTTCTTTAATCCACTACGACTAAATCCATATTTGTCTGCCACATCATATTGTGACATGCGGAAAAAATATAAATCATAAAGAATGTTCATGTCCGTATTATCCAACAATTCAAATGCTTTGCATTCGTTGATTCTCTTTTGATAATAAGCAATTTCACGCTCACGCTCTTCAATCGTTTCCAATAATGCAAGCTTAGATGTAAATGTTCTTTGGTATGTCGGCATTGGATAGTTAGACTTCATTTGTTCTTTTGACAAGTCCTCATGATCATGACTCAATCCTAACTTCTTATGATTTAACACTTCCAATTCCTGATTTAATTCTATGATTCTATGACAACAGTAATCTAGAGCTTTAAAATCTCCAATGAACTGTGCCACTGTTTTTGATACCTCAATCATGCGAAACCTTTTCAATACCTGAACAACGTGCCCATGGTGTTCCAGACGAATATTTACTTTCTACACGCTTTCTTAAATTTAGAACCGTCTGATTTAAACCACAGTTTTCTCTTTCCAACTTTGAATATTCTGCTCTGATATATTCAAGTTGCTTTAATCCTGCTTCACGCATTCCACCATTTTCAACGTCATATGTCATGATCTTAATTAATTCAGCTAAACAATCAAATGCATCCTCTGCAGTGTGATTATGCAATACAACTTTTTCCATTCTTTTCCCCTTAATACAACGAAAACAAAAAACAAACAAATTTAACGATCCTTGAGATAATCCATACTGTTCCGCCTACAATGGCCGTAAACATCCATATGTATAAAACCCCAAACAGAATAATAAATACTAATCTCCAATTAATCTTCATATGCTGCACTCATCGCTTTTTTAAGCTCCATGTATTTACACATATACCAATCAGATTTTTCCATATCCTCTTTACCGTTTTTATTTAGTGCTCTATATCTGTATTTCCAAACATTGCACAAACAAAAATTTGCGACTACTGACATTCCAAATACTGCAACCATTTCATCGATGCATTCATATGATCCACTCTCATAATGTTCTGGATGATTGACTGCGTCTTTTTCTTTTACCATTGTGGATAACCTCCTTCGCTGTAGGACATTTCTCTTTCCTGATTCACATCATTATTTTGTGTTTCTTCTTTTTTATCTAAGAACTGCAAACTTTCAACCATCACATCGCACGTGTAGATTGTTTCACCATTGTTATTTGTGAATTTTCCTGTCTGCAATCTTCCATCAATTCCAATCAAAGAGCCTTTCTTCAGATACTGGTACATCAAGTCTGCTATTTTGTTCCAGGCAACACAACTAATAAAATCTGCATCCGGTTGTCCTTGTGCTTTCACTTTTCTACTAACGGCCAAAGTAAACTTACAGATGCTTGCTCCATTTGGCGTTTTTCTAATCTCAGGATTCTTGGTCAATCTTCCTACTAAAATAACTCTGTTTATCACTCTTTCTCCTCCTTTTTTCTTTGTCAAATAACCTTAAATTATTTTCCAAAATCAATTCTGCACTGAGAGCCCTAGTTTAAAGGCTCTCTGTACATTTTTTTGAACTAAAAACTTTTTGTGTTTTTTAATGCTTATTTTGTCCGTAATACAATCCATTTTCTATTAACCAACTTAGTGAAGAAAACGCTGATTCAACATCTGTAAACCTTTTATTTAATTCACGCATTGATTCTTTAAGCGATATTGATGGTTCAGGTTCTAGAGCACCAAGTGCCACAAATCTTATTTGATCCTCATCTAAACAAAATATAGCTTCATCATCGAACTTGACATCGTAAAGTGTAGGCTTCACATAGTTACCCTTACTTATAACGCACGTATGGACTACTTTACCAATCTGACCGACATATTCTTTTTTTAGCTTTCCTGTGCTGCTTACCAATTTATGCTCATATCCATCAGTTAAACTTAATAGTTTTACTTTTGTATACATTTTATTGCCTATATTCTTCACTTGAATCGTTTTGATCAGTAAATATAGCTCTATCTATATGTTGGCCACACTCCGGACAATACTCATATTCATCATAATCAATTTCATACCGTGTACCACATCGAGGACAAATCCACGTGTCATACACAAGCTCACCTTTGTAATATCCATCACCTTCGATGTCAGGTTGTGTTGCAGTTTCTTTTTCAACGAGATCACTTAAATCATCATCAATTCTTCTATTCCAAGCATTTATAGCTTCTTGCTTTGAACTGTAAATGTAACGTCCTTGCATCTCATCCGAATTGGTTGCAATTGGGCAATATTCTTTCGAACTCATTTCATCATGTATAATCGCATAATTTATTCCACTGTATGGATCTTCTAGGTAACTCTCGCTTTTAAAATTGCCTTCTTCATCTGTTACTTGTATCCTTGCTTCTCCACCACAGAATGGACATGGCTTTAATTTATCTGTCATTTTCTTTTTCCTTTAATTCCTGCTATTTCTTCCTCTAGAATTCGGACCTCATTTAGGTGCTCATTCAATTTATATTCAAGATATTCAATAATTGCTTTTTCGATTTTTTGCTTCGCTTCATCAATTGATTTAGCTTTTAGTGGCATCAAAGAACCAGGTCTCAATACAGTATAACAGCTATAAGTATATCGTTCTTTCTTGCCTCTTCGTTCCACATTTAATACCGCAATTGGTCTTCTTTCTCCGGGTTCCCATGTTCCAGGGAATGTATAGCAATATAGACTATAACTATTGTATTTCTCGTTATACTCCCAATGTTTAGGCATTTTCATTCTCCTTCGTTATACTCTAACATCCACATCTTGTGGCATTTGATATGTGATGCCATTTTCATCCGCTTCATAGTGTATCCAATTTTGAATTTCATCTAAAACTTTCAAAGCTTTTTCTTTGCTGGAATATATACCTAAATCCACGGTAATATTCGTTCTATTATTTAACGTAACCACTTCATGTGCCTCACTGTAACTTTCAACTTCAAAATTGTCGCAATCCAATAAAGCAGTTCGGTCTTGATTTCTAATCCACATGATTAATACCACTTTCTAATCTTTCACGATTCTCATCTGCGTCAGTAGATTTAAACTTATGAATCCAACTTTGCAAATATTCGACTTGCTCTTGTACAAGCTCAAGAATTTTTTCTTCTGCTTCCAATTTAGCCTCTTCGATCGTTTCTGCATCTAAAACATAAGGCTCACCTTCATCTTTTGATACATTTTCAAGTTCATAATCCGCATAGAATTGAGAAAACTCTTCATCTTCAAATACAGTTGCGATAATTTCATCTTCATAAAATCTTGTAAAATGAAGCTTATAATTCTCTTCTATTTCGTCATATTCCCAATATTTATCTTCTTTAGACATTACTTTGTCCTCCTATTTATATTTCATGCTTTCCAACATGTTCTTCTTAGCTTTGTTTGTCGTTCTAGTATACAAAGACGTTGTCTGTATAGAATTATGGCCAAGAATATCCATAAGATCCGTTACCTGTCCTCCAGCATCCAAATAGTTAATCGCGAACATATGTCTGAACGCATGAGGATGGATTTTATCTAGGCTTATACCTCTACACTTTCCTGCAATCTTCTTCAGCTGGTAGTAAATCTGCTTATAGGTTAAAAAAAAGATTTTTCCTGACTTTATCTTTTCCGTTCTACAATACTTCAATATCTCTCGCTTTAAGTCATTTCTCAGAATCACATCACGAATCTTACCTTTGTTTTTGACTGTAATATAATTCGCCTTTACGTTCTCAACCGTGAAATAACTTAGCTCGCTCACACGTATGCCAGTGTATGCGAATATCTTCATGATCAGATAAATATCCATTCGATTACATTGTTTGGCCATTCTGCACATTCTCTTAAAATCAGATGGTTCAATCACATCATCAAGCGAAGCTGCCTGTTGAATCTTGATGTTCTTCAGAGTCATTTTAGAATGATGAGTACGCAACAATTCGTCTGGATCCAAATCCTTTTCGACCAATTCGCAATACTTTATAAACCTATTTGCGATAGTGATATAGTTCTTAACCGTAGCCGGAGCATACTCTTCTTCCAGGTTCTTTTTAAAGTCGATAATATCAAGCTTACAGATATCATCGACCTCAAAAGAATTCACAAACAGTTCAACAACCTGTCGATAATGAACCAATGAATTCTTAGACTTTTCATTTTCCGTTTCGAATGCGATGAAGTCATCAACTTTGCTAACTAGAAACTCTTTATTCATGGCTTAGCCTTGAAGAAATATCCGGGTAGTTCTTGAAGACTCATCGTCTACAATCTCAACAATTTGTCTTTTGCCAAAGTAATTCTTGGCTTTGCTTAAACATGGAAATCTATGAATTCCATTCACTGAAAACATAATTTCCTGATAGTCTTTCACAACACTGATTTCCACGGGTCTAAATGTTGTATTCTTTAAATCTCTTAAAATCACGATATCAACTCCTTATTTATCTTAAATTTATCCGCCCATTCCCTGACAAAGCTAAATGCATCGTCTGGAGGAACTGCATTATGATTTGCTCTAAATTGTCGAATAACCTTATGTTTGAGTTCCAACGTATACAAAGGAACATCCGGTTTATCACTTAAACGAACAAACATGATTTCCGTATGTCCTTTGGACACATCGTCTGCATAGGTTCTAACACAATGGTTTAATACTTCAGATTCCTTCTTCAATTCAGCATTTGTTTTAACAGGGCGAATCAAATACTTTCCGTTTGAGTAACATAACTCAACATGCTTTTCGTAGTTCTCAAGAATCCCTTGCTCAAACCTGGCACCTTCTGTAGCACGCATAGCCTTATATGCTGCACTATGTGCTTCTACTAAATTCGATGGTGTTAGAACTTTATAAGACTTCATGTCCGCTCCAATCGTTTCCGCGAACTTCAAATAATCTTCGTAAATATTTATGTTCCAATCATCTATCTTCGATGCGTACTCCAATACTCGTGGACACATATACTTACGTATATGCTTGAAATTCAAATGTCTAATTTTCAATAATTCTTTTTCATTTGCCCATGAATATTTCCTGCATAACATCAAATGTGTGTAATCCATCTTTGGAAGAAGCGGAACAAACTTACGATCCACTTTGAATATCTTATCCAGGCTCTTTTGGCTTAGATCAAGAACGCGAAGGCTCGAAATGAACTGACTCAAATCTGCCTTCACTAGATATTCGATTTTAGGTTCTTTTCGATATGCACATACATAATCAAAGAAATCCAATCCGGATTGATTCAATTCAGACTGATACTGGCAATACGGAATGTTCAATAACATGATCCAGTCTTCAACTGAATACATCCTCAACGGATAAAAATTCAATTTACTGTCACTGATCCAAAACTTTAAAGGATAATCAAAATCAACCCTTTTGCCAAACATTCCGCAATACAGATTGCCAACCAAAAACTTCTTTTCGCCTTCTATGTATCGAGCTACTTCCTGGATTTTCAGTTCTACTGTATGATTCGGATTCTTGAACAATTGAAATCCAAATATTCGCTTTAATAGCTTTCCGTAATACATTTCCAGTGTTTCAACAAAATAAGTTCGGCTACAAGCTTCTTTTGCGAGCCATAAATCCATTTTTGAAAAAATAAACTCTTCAATGCCTTTTGGCCATGTGAGCTTCCTTGTCTGCAATCTCTCTAAAATAGACTTTCCTGCTTCCATTCTGATTCTTCTTTCTTAGGCTTTTTCTTTTTATCAACACTCTTTTTAACGATTGCCTTTGCAGATTCAAGATTCAAACGTGAAGGCTGTTCTTCATCACCACCAACGTCTTCTTCATCGTAGTAATGAACGGCCAAGCCAAACACTTCATCACTGCTGATTGTTGCACAGTTTTCCACTGCCTTCTTTTTAGCTTCAGAAACAATGTAATTCCACATTCCGTCGATAGACTTCTTAGGATTATCCAACTTCGAAACCATGTCATTACGTGACATCAAATATTCACAGATTATTTTCAATCCTTGATTCTGCTTGATTGCCTTATATTCATCTTCAAATTTAGACATACAGACCTCCTAGTATGTCTTTACAGGCACAAGCACACTCATCAACTTTAAAACATCACACGAACCACGAACAATCAATGGCTTTCCGACTCCTGGTGTCGTAATCTGAACTTTTTCAGAATTTATTGAATTCAATGCATCCATTAGATATTTTCCGTTCAAATTAAATTCGATTGGATCCGCCAATAATTCCACTGTTTCAAGCGTTTCGTATGTTTCCCCTATTTCAGCAGATTTTGAATCAACATGAGATTCTTCTGTACCAAACGACAAATGTACAATTTGCTTCCCATCAGATTTCACAAAATCACAACGTTTGATTGCTTCTAACAATTCATTCTTATCCATTTCGATGCAATACGAACACGATTTTGGAATGATTCTAGAAACATCCGGGTATGTTCCATTTAAAAGTTGTGACTGGTACATCATATCGTTTGTTTTAAGTTGAATTTTTTTCTCGTCATAGAAAACAGAAACCTCATCATTGAATGTTTTCAAAAATTCCACACAAGCCTGTCTAGGAATTGTGATACTGGTATCCTTGCAATCCATATCAATAAATGCATATCGGTTCATTCGGTATGAATCAGAACCAACGATTGTAACCTGGCCATCGTCCACACTTAAATTTACTCCTGCTAATACAGGACGTCGCTGAGCTTCTTTTCCGTTACTTGCAACACATACAAGAGCTTTTTCAAAAGCAATACGCAGCGTTTCCGTTGGACAGTTCAGTCTATTTTCAGGTGTCTCTAAATCAATCCCTGGATACTCAGATACGTCTGTGCAAGTAAGCTTAAATTTGGCTTTACCACACTTGATATGCATTAAATTATCCGTGCAATCCACTTCTACTGTTTGGCCAGACACTTTTCGGATGATCTCACTAAAATATTTAGCATCCACTAAACACTGGCCACTTTCTTCAACACCTGTTTCCATTTCCAATGTCTGCTGCATTGAAGCAGTTCCATTGGATCCAGTAATCACAATTGACTTGTCTTCTACACAAATCTTTAGGTTTGCTAATGCAGGCAATGGAGACACTTTATCAATTACCTTCGACACATTGTTCACTGCATTTAGCAATGTCTTTGTTTCTATATTGAATTTCATTTTATTTTTCCTTTCCTGATACGATTTCACATAGTCCCATTTCTTTTAACTCATCAGAACTATATGCTTTACTAAATACCTTTTTAGGTTTAACCAGAATCCAATCCTTAGCCATGAGATCGTCTGTCATTGGATTCCAAAATCTTATATACTCATCCCTTCCAGGTAAGTACAAAGCAATTTTGTAAATTGTTATGTTTGTTGGATAAAGATAACAACCGATTCTATGTTCATAGCTGCCTTTCCTTACGAATCCCATTTTTCTTTTTTTAGCTAATTTAATTGCTTTAACAATATTCATTCACGACACCTCACTCATTCAGATATTCATCAAACTTATTTCCAAACAAAATGCTTGGCTTCAAATAAGATTTCATGACTGGATCAGACTTCCATGCATCACATTTCTTTTCAATAACGCATTTGAAATCCGCCAAGCTATATCCAGCGTTCAATTTATCCTGAATCAACTTTCTAGTTAATTTAGCATCAGGAGAAAATTCTTTCTCCGTTTCAATGTTCAGGATTTCAACAATGGTTCTAATAATTTGATTCATTTCTAGTTCTTCGTCAGAAGAACAATATAAATTATTATTATTCTTATCATTCTTTATATTCTTTACATTATTGTTTGTTGTTGTCCGTTTGTTGTTCGTTTGTTGCTCGTTTGTTTTCTGCATGTTGTCCTCTTGTTGTTCGTTTGTTGTTTGCTTGTTGTCGACATTGGCAAAACACTGATAATCATCGTATTTTGTAACGATTATGAGCGTGTTTTGGTTTGTTGAGATTTTTTTAATCTCACCTGTTTTTTGTAGATTTTTTAGAGCTCTTTTTATTTGCTCAACGCTCAGTTTTGTTTCAGCGTTTAAACTAGCAAAACTCGTTATACACGAACCTCTTTCTATTCTCTTTCCCTACCAATTGCGATCAGCATGATTCACTTTCAAAAGTAAGTGAATAAACAATCTACACGTTGGGATATCGTCATACCATTCCCAATCCACAATTTGGCGGAACAATTTTATATATCCCTGTTCCATAGGCATTACTCCTGAGCTATTGGATAGCCATTAAAGTCCTTGATTTTCACAAGTTTATAGCTTAAGCTCTCCCTTTTAACATTCAATAAATTAGCCAATTCATTAGAGCTTAGAGTTTTAATTATTGTTGAATAGTCTTTACTGACTAAATAATATGTTTCCTCTCTGGTGCTCATATTTTTTTCTCCTTGCTAGTTCTATCTCGAATCCTGCAACCTAGATACCACAATCCGCGTAAGTCTTGTTAAAAAGGAAGATAAGTTACAGAAACAATCCATTAACTTTTTTTGACGTGCTAGAGCAAAAAATACAATTATGTAGAAAGCGAGTGCGGATCACGTCAATTTGTGGTGATACCCAGGTTGCAGAACCCGAGAAAATAATTTATAATTTAGTTGTTATTTTTTGATTGGCCACTTTCCTTTGAAGTGGTCTTTTTTATGCTCTGCATGATTTACGCAGCTTGATCAGGTTGTCCAAATAAGGCTGCAAGCCAAGAACATTAATTACCTTGATTGTTGGCCATCCAAAGCAATTGGATTCAACGCCCAACTTGTTCAACTCAGTCTTCACAGTCGCACTGCTACAGCCAATGATTTCTGACAAATCTTTTTGCGTGATGTATGCATACTTTGTTAACTTTTGGATCTTACCTTCAATTTCTTCGTCATATTCCTGACGAGATACAACTTTAATACCTCTCATAACAATCTCCTTTCTAGATTCCAATAGACTGGATGGTTCTACAAACAAATGCAGTACCAATCACACATCCGATTACTAATACAACACTCACAAACAACATCCAGTTTGCGAAACATTGCTTTCTACGCACTGCCTTCTCTCTTTTATCTAGATCAGCATAACGATGCATCATTCTTGTATACTCTGTGGCATGTCCATTATTTGCAAATGGAGACAATTCAAGTTCTTTTTCTTTTGTTTTAGTTTTTGTGGTAGCCATACTTTTTATCCTTTCTGTGGTAGTTATTGGTAGTACTATTAAAAGTAAGTTTAACTTTTTTAAACTTTTTCTGTAAAAAAATAATACCCTACTTTGTCTTTCGGGATATTTAGCATATCGCATATTTTAACGATATCATCTCGTGAAAATGGCGTTTTGCTTTGCATCTTGCGAGACATTGTATTTTCAGATGTTCCAAACGCTTCTGCAAATTGGTTTTGACTCCCATATTTCTCGATCATTTTAGCTTTTAAAGCATTAAAATCAAACTTCATTCCTTACACCTCCTTCATTTGACAATTAAAGTTTAACTTTATTAAACTCTTTTGTCAACACATTTGTTTAATTTTATTGAACTTTATTGTTGATTTACTTAATCTTGTTCAATATAATTAAATCGTGAGGTATATTAATATGTCAGAAATTAAAGATAGAATTATTGAAGCATTAAAATACAATGGAATGAATGCGAAAGAGCTTAGCGATAAAACAGGTATTCCAAAATCATCCATATCTCAATATATGAGTGGCTATGCTAAACCAAAACAAGACCGAATTTATCTAATCGCTAAAGCATTACATGTTGATGAAGCTTGGTTAATTGGATATGATGTTCCAATGATTAAAGAGACATTCACGCAGAATCTCTCACCAAACGAAAAAAATCTCTTGGACATATATCGTGTTTTGGACGACAAAGGCCAGCACACAGTGGATACAGTCACACAAATGGAATATGAAAGAGTTAAAAAGGATAATAAGTAATTATATCTAGATTTTGAATATAGAAAAATAAAAGGAGGAGGGGTATGATGACTGAACAAGAAATAAGTAATAAATGTAAATCTTTGGATGCTAGTAACGATACTTTTAAAAATATCATTAAGGATTGTAAAAATCCTAAATTCAATAATTTAGATAGTTGGCAACATTTCCAAGCAGCAGCTTTCAAAAGAGAAAATAATCCTAGTAGAAAAAACAGATTCATTAAATACAAACGTGGAACCATTGTTATGGTAAACTTTGGCACATCTATAGGGAATGAACTGAGTGGAAATCATTTCGCTGTAGTACTAAATAAAAAAGACTCTCCTAATTCTGGAGAAATAACCGTACTGCCATTAACCTCTAAAGCCAATAAATCTAATATCAATCTGGGGAATGAACTAATTCAAAATGTATTTAGTGACGTTTTGAAAAGTATGCAAGATCTTGTAGCTTTTTCTGCAATAATAGAAGATTTATTAATGGATGAAAACGGAACTTTTAAATATCATGAAGGGCAATCGGTCACGTTTCACGATTCTTTGATTGAACATTATTGTATGATAATCAAACCGAAGAAGGCTGCTTCTGATGGTACAATTCATTATACGACTAATGAAATTGCAGGTGTTATCAACAAAGCCTTGAATATGCTCCAAAATATAACTAATTTCTACAACAGAAAAGACAAAGATTCATATGCAAAGATTTTGTCTATAACAACAATTAATAAATATAGAATTAAGAAATCGATTAATGCATTAGATCCAATTGGAAAAATACAGTTATCTAATGAAACAATGGATAGAATTGACACTGAAATCGTAAAAGCTATAACCAACATTGCCTTGTAAATCACTTGATTTTAAAGAAATTCATGTTATTATAAAAATGAATTTCAGTGATGATACATTGTATCAGGCACTGCAGGTATTTATTTCGGTAACACATTTGTGGGTGCCGCAGATATGGGAAAGCTATTCGATTTCGGATAGCTTTTTCTTTTTAATCAAGTATATTAATAAAACCTTGATACCGCCAACATCCAGTGCAATTATGAATACAACCAATACACTAACATAAGATAAGATGAATACTCCCCATCAAGAAAAAAGCTAGAGAAAATCTAGCTTTTAATTTTTTTGAGATATAAATAAGATATAAATATGTTTTAATACGTTATTTATACTTTATATAAAACACATTTTTCTTAGTTCGTAAATTTTTCGTAGAACTCCATACTTTCTAATACACTTGTATCTTGAATAGGATTATCATCTAGACGTAGTGCTTCTAATAATTCTAAATCTTTTAATGGAGTTACATCTGTAATATAATTTGCCTTCAAAGTTAAAGAACGCAAATATTTAAGTTTTGATAATGGAGTTAAATCCGTAATGGCATTGTGATCCAATCGTAAATAAGAAATAAACTCTAGATTTTCTAACGGCGTTAAATCCTCAATGACATTATTATATAAATCCACATCGCAAAGATTCGTAAGTTCGGATAATGGTCTTAAATCCTTAACATTATTATTTTCTAAAGAAATGATTTCCAATTGTTTCATATCTTTTAAACAAGTAATATCCTTAATATCATTGCGGCCCACATTCAAATATACCATTTCTTTGGCATCCTTTAAAATACGAATATCCTTGATACGGTTTGTGAATAAATTTAAATGTTTCAATTGATGCGCATTCTTTAGAAAATGAATTTCCGTTAATTGACAGAACTTCGCATCTAAGATTTCTAGATGTTCTACATTTGTGAACTTTTCTAAATTCTTTAAACGATTCTTAGACACATTTAACTCTTTTAAGTCACCTAAACTATTTAATAATGACATATCTTTGAATCCAGTTTGTTCCATAGATAACGATTCTAAATGATTTAATTCCTTTAAGAACATAAAGTGATCAGGTTCATTATAAGAAATATTCAATGATTTTAGGTTAGAAAATTCCTTTAATACAGAATAATCCTTTAAATATGGACAGTTTGAAACATTTAATTTCTTTAAGTTCTTCATCGATAATAATGGACTTAGATCAGACATTAAGTTTGTATTTAAATCCAATTCTTCAACATTCGAAAGATATGTTAAATCTTCAATATTGAATAATCGCATACCACCCATATCTAATTTTTTTAATTTTTTAAGTACACCTAAGATTGCATAGCTAAATGGACCATTTTCTGTGTTGATATGAACTTCTTCTAGCTTTTTACAATGTTCCAAATAAATCAAACTATCTACTTTAGCCTTTGAAAGATTCAATACTTCCAAATCAATCATGGCTGCAACACTTGAAATATCCATTGTATATAAGTTATTTCTTGATACATTTAATTTTTTAAGTTGTCGAAAGCCATGTAAAGCCTGCAAATCTCTTAATTGATTTCGTGAAACATCTAGACAAACTAAATTATGTAAATCACGAATGGGATCCAATGTCTGTAACTTGTTGTTACTTGCATTTAAAGTCTCTAAATTCTCTGCATACTGCAAACCTTCTAGAGTTGCTATTTCATGATCCTGTACTTCTAAGTGAATCAATTCTTTCATCAAATCTTCGGTTAGTTCTTCTTCTTTAACACGTAATGTACGCGCAATAACACTACGCAAAGCATCATCTTGAATAAGCATAAAACACAT